CCCATAGGTTGGGGTAAAATAATCAGGCTTTGTCTCGAAGAAAGAATACCCTTTAAAAGGAAGCATTTTTGCCATCCCCGTTCTTTCATCCATATCGAGTTTTTCGTTTTCAAGTCTTATTTTCCTAAACGACTTAGAATATGGTTTGCCGTCTATATTGACCAAATTACCCGCCTGTTCAGCTCTACTTTTCATCTCCTCTCCGACTATGGACTCAATTTTGGGTTGAGAGTAATACTGCAAGATGTTGCTGACCCTCAATTTACCGATATCAACTAAAGTGTCGTTTTTAATTTGCCAAATTTTCATATTCAACCGTTTAAGAGACGACTCTTTTAATATGGCAGCTTCTGTAGCAGTACCAGCAGCAGAAACCGACTGTTGCCTCTCATCCATACCAGTAACACGAACCTTGTCATCGTTTAACATCTCCAGTGTCTTAAAGACAGACTGTGGGATATCCGAATATTCTGGGAACTTAATTTGAGAGACATCACCAACAGGAATAATTTTATGAGGAGCAGCGGCGGCATCATCATCATCTAGGGTTAGAATATCAGAAGTTAAAACTGGTTTATCAATATCAAGATGGTTTCGATCAATTATCATCCTTCTTAGGGTGTTATTTTCCTCCTGAAGACTCTCCAAAAGCTCACATTCACCTTTACCATAGAATTGATATGGTCTTTGAATATCCACTATCCTTACAAAAGGTAGTTGTTTATGTTTGTAGGGATTGGCTTCATTTCTAATAACCACATCATTTGCAACAACAACAAACTTATCTTCTGCTTTACTCCAATACCATAAGACTTCGACTTCTCTGGCTTGGTCTATTCTTTCTGGTGGCTTATAAAATTGATAATAATTGGTATCTCCTCCTGGTTTGACCAAATTAGCGTTACCTAGTGGGTCCCAAACATCACCAACAAAAAAGTTTCTAAAGTCATCATAATCCATAATATTCCGCCAAATACAGTCTTTAGCTCCTTTAGGTCCAGAAAAACCCTGTGCCCTTTCATCTACATAAAAATCATATAAATTTATTGGCATTAAATTACAGTCATCGTACTCTAATATCTTCTCTTCTTTGCCGTCTTTGGTAATAATGGTTCTTGGTTCTTTCCAAAAATATTCCATACCAATGGCGGTACCAAAAATTAAAGCATCTTTTATCATCTGGAATAAGGCGACATTACTCTTAGCTACATCCCAAGTATAGTTTAAAATTGCATTCATTACTGTTGCTTTGGACTCGTCTTCTGACCCTCTGGGTAAAACCCAAGGCATCATATCTTGATTAACCATCTCAGATAATTGGGCTTCAATAATTGATGTGGTTAACGGAACATAAATATTACTCTTCCAATCGTTTTTATCTTTTGGTGCCCTAGTAGCTTCCCACTGTTCTTGCCACTTATCCCAGTCAGTATCAAAGTTAGACCTAGCGTCTGACATATTCTCTTTCCTTTGATAGGTGTGTTTTAAGACCTTAGACTCTTCCTCCCCTGGATTATAAATTTTTCTGATATTTGGTTCTTTCCCTTTAATTGTAGGTGGCATTAGTTAATTTTAATATATTTTAATAAAGATAACTATTTTTCCTCTCACTATCGTGGGTAAACTGCGGTTTTAACCCCCTCGAAGGAGCAGCTATTTGCATTCCATAAGCCAAAGCGTCAATAATGTCATCATGCCTACCTCTTGGAAAACGAACAAGCTCGTCTTCTAGTTGTTCTCTATAAGGACACTGAAAGAGGTGGTAGATGCTTCCGTTAGCATATCTTGGCACCAAACCTTCAATTCTTTCTGCTTTTGACCTATCTGCCTTTAATTCTACAATAGGAATATAGATATTTCTACGACGCATCTCATCTACCAGGGCATACTGCAAACTCTTCTGATAAGCGGTCATCTCTATTCCAATTTTTCTTGGTTGATAGTGTTCCCAGTTGGCAAAAATCATGTTAATGGTTTCATTTGGTAACATTTTTCCCCAAATAATATTAACAATAAACCAGTTGTTCCACTGGTCTACTCCTATAGTAACAATAGCGGTATTGTCGGAAGTTTTTAACTGTCCTATCGCAGGGTCTACCATCGTATAGTAAGTTATCTCTCGGACTTTTAATTCATCTTCTAAGACCGTTTTCATCCAAGATGGTTTAAACTTAGCCGCATCTGACGGTACAGGGTCGTTCATATACTGAGCTCCAAATTCATAGGGGCCCTTTTCTGTTCTAAGGTTTTGAAGTATCTTTCTAGTAAACTTACCAGGCCAAAGCAAATCTAGGTCTTGCTCGGTATCCAGGTCCCCTTTAAAGGCTTGTCTTACCATAACGTCAAAACTTTTATATACTTGCTCTGAATTAGTTCTGTCCATTATCCAACCATAGAGGTCAGAGTCAGCCCAACGAGTACCAATGATAATCATTTTTCCGTTAGGTTCCAACAAATCTAAGGCATCCTTATAAAACAAAATGGTCTTTTCTATTTGTTCCGCAGTATTAACAAAGTCTCTGTTAACTACGTCGTCCATTATTATCAAATCGTAGTGCTGTGAAACCAAGTTTCCCCCAATACCATAAGTGGTAACGGTGGCTTCCCTTCTACCAAAGGTTCTTTTCTTACCGACAGCGATCATGTTTTCAGACCAACGATCTGGGTTGTGAGACAAGTCGCCATAGAGGTCTTTGAAAACTTCATTATCCCTCAAATGTTTTTTAATGTGGTTTAAAAAAGCGGTAGACATATCATAAGTAGCATTAGCAATTAGAATACGAACACTAGGATCCTCCGCAATACGCATTAAGGCGTATCCTACCGTTACAAGAGTGCTTTTTAAATGTCCTCTGGGAATTAAAACCAGCTTCTTGTTCTTTTTCTCATCCATAATAAACTTACACAACTCTTTATGAAATGGAGCCAAAGGTAAACTACCTTTTCCTTCTTCAACTTGAAGCACTTGCTTATTAAATTCAAACAAATCAGTGGTTAATTTACGAGCTTTGAGCTCTTTTTTGATAGCTTCTAGTTCAACTATCTTATTTATTATTTCTTCTCGGTTAATTTTGTCCATCAAATTCAGATAATATTATACTTTCTTGTTTTTCGGCAGCGTGCATCGCCCTTAGAGCAAAGACATCGACAGCATTTATATCAATATCTCGGTCAAAACTAACTTTAAAAGCCGTTCTGTAGCGTTTTTTTCCGTTAAAAAGCTCCATAACTATTCCAACATCAGTCGGAGCCACCATATAAGTCCAGTTAGAAGGCAAGTCAATGACTTTTAGGCGGTCTAGGAGCATCTTACCTAGTTGTTGGATGTATTCTTTGTCTTTCTTCTTCTTTGAGAGAACTTCCTTTTCAATATTCTTTATTTTTTCTTCACGTTCCTCCTCGCTTTTAAAATACTCCTTAGCATACTTGTCTCCTTGTTTGCCCTCTTTGCCGATATTTAAAATGATATCTTCGTCTTTAGCTAGTTCCTTTTTAAGTTTCTTCTCTTCATCTAACCGCATGACTGATTATAACAAAATAAAATTACCCCCTTGCAAAATGAATTGTAAGAGGGTAAAGTGTTATCAACTATGATACTTCTAAATTATACAACTTTTCCAAGCCCTTGTACATACGGGGCTTTTTTTGCGTCTCCAAGGGATAGTAGTTGAGGAGCTAAAACAATATAACTACAGGGCTATGCTTGCTTCTAAGCGAAGAATAGAAGCCGACGCGACGAAAATAGTCCCGCCCCTCGATATATTTTTATGTCTGGGGGGCTGGGGGGCAGTATCTCTGCTTTGAAAATTATTCGTTTAAAACAAAGACTAGATTAGCAATATAGACTATATATGAGCAAAATAAACAATAACAACAGAAGGCTTTTTCTTTTAGGTTTCTTTCCCCAAGAAGTAGATAAAAACGAGGCGAAGGAATTAAACGGGTTTGTTTTGTTTAAACACTGGGATGGTAATAGTAAACAATGGATGGTGAGTATCTTCACGAAAGAAAGTTTTAGAGCCATGAGGGGACAAGAAGAAACACTGTTTTGATACTTGACACCATACTAGACTATGCTATACTAGGCTATGAAAGATAAGAAAGGAAAAGAAGGCAAATGGCTATTTGTAGAAGAAGTAGCTGAAATTATGAGAGTAGATCCTGAAACTGTTAGAAGATGGATAAGAGATAAGAAACTACCAGCAGTTAAGAAATTCGGCAGACGTTGGTTAATCTTTAGTTTAGATGTTCCTACTTATAAGAGGATTAACCATTCATACACTAGAAAATGAAAAGCTGTAACTATTATGTCGGGGCATCACGCTCCCTCGGTAATCCTTACAGCAAGATAATTATATCAAAATTAGAAAAAAATTACAAATTACCAGTAAAGAGAAATGAAATATAAAAATAGTAGAAAATATGTTACTTCAATGATAGCTAATGAAATTGGTGGCCCATCACAATGGATAGAATATTTACTAGAACCAGCAGAGTGGCCACAGAAGGGAGATAGTTATTGGATTATTATCGAAGATGGAACGTTAAGAAAAGCCAAGTTCTTTGACGAAAGGATAGACACCGACATTTTAAAATTTGGCAACTGTTTTAGAACGGAAAAAGAAGCTATTAAAGCTAGAAACAATGTTAGGTCACTTTTGAAAGGCACGATTGTTATTAGTGAAAATAAGGAGAATACTAAATGAAACCTAAATGGGAAAAGAAATTTGAAGAAGCGAAAGACGATGCCATTTCCTATGAAAATAATCCTAGTGGCGGAGACGAAATGGTTGTTGAGTGGGGAATTATCAAAGCCTTTATCCTCTCTACCTTAGAAGAATATGCTGGGGAATTAGAATTGATAGTGATAGAAAACAGGCGATATGGTCCTAAAATGATAAGAGAAGTTACTAATTTAAACACCCATTGGGGGATAAAGAAATGACAGAATCTATTTTATCGCTAATTTTATTAAGTCTATGGGTTTTAATAATTTGGGAGTTGACAAAGAAATGACACACAATAAAAGAACCCAAATACTATCAGGGCTTATAAATTTAAAGGAGAAAAAATGAAAAATAAAAAAGTAAAAACCATAAAACAAGACCACCGATGCCAATTTACAAAAGTGGGTGGTAATTGTGTTATATGCGGTAAATCTAGTGTTACATTTACCGAAGTTAAAAAGGAGAAATAAGAAATGACACAACCAAAGGTAGACAATAAGTGGGTAGAGACACTTTTTCATGTTATAGACTTATATGGAGAAAATGACCAACAGCCACCTTTGCCAAATGGGTGGACAAAAGAAGGACTGAAAAAAGCTATCACCCAAACCCAACAAGAGACACTAGAGATGGTGATAAAAGAAGCTACTGACTATATGGAAACTAGCGATAGTAGAAAATTGATAAACTATTGGTATAACATTATTGTCTGGCTACAAACCATCAAGAAGAAAATGGAGGAGAGGAAATGAAAAAACAATATAACGACGGAGCAATAGTCACAACTTGTACAAGACATCCACCTGATAAGTTTGTGGAGATGGGTTTGACTAGAAGTGGATGGGAATGTCCACATATTTGGCACAGTTTAACCATCAAGAAGAAATGAAAATAGAACCTATTAAAAATTGGTTTTCTCCAAAAGAAATTGTAATAGAAGAAACGAGGGCTCAAATTGCCTGTATGTTAAACGAACTCTGGCACAGTAAGTTACCCAAAATTCACTGGTCTAATGTAGTCAGGAACACCCATTATGTCTGTTATGTCTTTTTTTACAAACAAGCAGTAATCGGTGTAGGTATTTGGTCATCACCTGTCGCCCAGAATAGGTTTAAAGACGGTAAAAAAATGCTTGAATTGAGAAGATTGGCTTTATCAGATGTCTGCCCCCCAAACACCGCATCAAGGGTTATCGCCGAAATGATAAACCGCATTAAAATAAAATTTCCTGAAATAGAAAGACTTATTTCTTATCAAGATAAAAGTGTTCATTTGGGAACAATATATAAAGCATCTAATTGGTTTATTGGTGGGCAAACAACCTTATTAGACTGGAACACAAAAAGAAGAAAAAGAAGTCAATTACAGTCAACGGCAGATAAGGTTAGGTGGGAATATGATTTAACCATCAAGAAGAAACTGGGAGGTGGGAAATGAAACTAAAACAAGAACTAATTAAGAAATTTGCTGGTACTCACATCCAAGGTCTAACACTAAACAACGAGAGGCTTTTGATGGGCAAGGTAGAAGATCTTTGGAAATGGATAGTTAAAAATTTTGAACCTAAACATGGACGAAACTAAACTAACTAAACAAGACAAACAAGAACTAATAGACAGTGCTAAAGAACTACAAATACTAGTAGTAGAGGAGATTATTACCTTCTTACAAGAGTTAATCATTAAAATAAAAGATGCTTAAAACACTAAACTGGATACTCTTAGTGTGGACCATTATTGCCATCCCTTTTGCCCTAGACATGGCTTATGACTTCACAGAAGTTTTCTTCTCCTTGCTCTACCAAGGACTAATCATCTATCTAACAATAAAGAACATTAAGAAATAAATTACTTGGCGAAAATTTTATTATGTATTTTTAGGGAATTTATGTCCTAAGAATTACTTTATGAATTTATTGAGCGGACTAGTTCGTAGTAATACCCTAACCTAATTCTGGACGATCGGGTGTGTACCCCCACCTGATTATTATTGTCATACCCCCACCCCCCCTGCCCTGT